ACATTTGTTTTTGGCCGAAGAACCTCAACTTCTTCATTATATAATAATCTAAACAATAGCTTAAATGATTTTTCGTTACCCTTCGCAAGATACAAAGGCAATACATGTTTTAGTAAAATAGACTTATCAACCTCAACATCTTGAGGAAATAAATTTGCATATGTATTGAAAAAGTTTTCTTCAAAGTCAGAAACAGATGTATCCACATCTGTAAAATATCTGGCTTGTTTTGATTGTTTTACGAGATCATTTAACTGTGTACCTTGTTTGTTTTCCAAATATTCATAATATGCTTCTAGAAAAGCAATAAAATTTGGATGTTCTTCCCGAACAAATTCAGGTAACTGACTACTTACCAGTAAAGAAGTTGCTTGATCAATCATTATACGTTAGATTTCTTTTCTAATTCAGTTAAAATAGAAACAGGATCATCAGTATCAATAGTCACAATCGTATCTCTTGTTGATTGAATAATACTTTTGTCTGATTGAATTGTCAGCCTTACCAATCCATCATCAGAGTCAACAGTTAAGAAATTAATACTATTGATAGTTATAATACCATTATCATAATCAATTGTTCCTACATTAGAATTAATAATTTGTCTTTGTGCCAAACTATCAAAATAAATTGTTCTCAATGTGCCTGTTCTACCATCAATAACTGCAACGGCCTCTGAACCAAATCCACTTCCACCCGATATAGTAATAATTGCTCTTGTGTAATCAACACCACGATTAACAACATCTATTCTTTGTATTTTACCATTCACTATGATAGCTTTAGCTGTAGCACCTGTGCCGTCACCACTAATAGTAACTGTGGGTTCTGTTATGTAACCTGCACCAGAATTTGTAACTTGAACTTCTGAAATTCCTGTAAATGATTGTGGAGTTTCTTCAAAAAAGGCAACTCTACTAACTCCAGTAATGTCATTTACAGTAAATGGAGTTGAGGTTAACTTATTAACTGTAGTACCACGGAATAACGGAACATTATATTCAATCCTGTAACTAGCTGATTCATTTAATTTAGGTTGAAATCTTTTTTGCACTTTAACATTTGTTTCCGAACCAACAATTGAATTGCCATTTGTTGCATCAATAATTTCTTGTAATTTTGATTGAATAAAGGTTGAATTAAATTTATCTAAATTTGTGGTTTTATATAATACAATAGCTTGTTTAATATTATTTTTAATTGTTTGTTCATCTAAAGCTGTTTTTTTCGCATTGTATTGAACTGAATTTTCAAGAAGAATATACAAAAATTGCGGATCACGAATTTCTGCCTGCACAGAAACGATAGCTTTTGGATTAATAATCTCGTCAATGATTCTTTGTTTTTCAGTCTCAGAAATAAAATAATTTGTTTTTGGTTTTAGTGCAATATAAACTTTACCAAATACTTTAGGTATATTATCTTCTCCACCCCAAACAGACAAACTATCTACACTTGGATATTTACTTTTAATGTATGATTCATAATCTTTAACTGTTACAAGCCTATTCTGTGTTGCATATTGAGCAGCAGCTGAAAATTTAATAGAGTCTACCGATTCATTGATTGCACCTCCGGCAGCTACATCAACAACAGTAATCGTAAAAGTGGAATATACTCCAATATTTTGTGTCCCAATAAATGCATCAGCACCATTGGCAATATCACCTTTTGTTATCAGGTATTGAATTGATACAATTGCTCCATCTTGTAATTTTTTACCAACAACACCATCACCAAAATAAACTTCATAATTTCCATTTCGGCCTTCTTGTAAAAAGAAAACTTCACTCTCAGAGGTAATATCTAAAATGTCATCAACTTTTGAATAAATGCTTGATGCTGTATTTGATATATTTGGTTGAACAGTAACGCTAATAGATTCAGTATCAATATTAGTATCATTAATAATAAAGATGCCTTTTGGATTATCAATTTCAGTATATGTATAATTGAATGTGTTTAATTGACCTTCATAGATATCCACATTTTCAAAGAAAAAAGATGTGCCAGATTTTGTAGCCGTATATTGTTGTTGTGTTGTAAAAGTATATGCAGAACCATCAATTAAACCAGATTCAAATGTGTATCCTTTTGGAATAGTTACTTCTTCAGGAGTTGTTGTTCCAGAATCAATTGTTAAATTAATAACAGCTCTAGGTGAAGTATATGAAAATGGAACATAGTTCAACATTTTAGCATGAGACACAACAGAATCTCTTAGAATAGCAGTATCTAAAAATGATTCATTGGCAACCATATTAAGATAATATGCATTGTAGTGTGTGTTATATGCCAATACATCAAGAAGTATATTTAAACCAGCACCTTCAAAATCATAATCTTGAAATTTAGTTTGTTGTTTTAAAAATGTTTTTAAGTTGGTCTTGACTTGATCAAAATCAAGTTCCGTTACACGGAGTCTATTAGCCATTTTATCTTATCCGTTGCAGCAAAAATCTTATTGTTATTGGTTCGGTTCTATTAATAATATCAAATTGAATGTAAACTTCAAATGCATTCCGTTCATCATTGGTTGAAACATCTAATTCTATTATCCTAACTCTAGGTTCAAAATTAGTAATAGTTTGTATTATTTCTCTTTCTAAACTTGTTGCAGTAATATTGTCTAATGGTTCAAACAACAGTCTACGAATATTTGAGCCTAAATCTGGTTGAAACGGACGCTCATAGTGACTGGTAACTAACAAATTACGAACAGCGTGGATAACAGCTTGTTCGTCTTTCCATATGTTAATATCTTTTTTGACTGGATGAATCGTAAAATTCAAGTCCAAATCACTATATTGTCTATTGATTATTGAGGATGCCATGTTCTATTTATGAGTTGATTCTTGACAATAATTTGTTGGTACCAATATAATTATTAGCTAAATATGTTTCAGTTTCACCCATTGAAGTAAATTGTCTTACTGTGCTTAATTCTCTTACAAAAGTTTTAGTGTTTGTAAAAACAGTTTCATCGTGAGAAACACGAGCATTCATAAAGCCTGCTGTGTTTGCAAATTGTTCTTTAATTGCAATAACTTGACCCAAAGATAAACTTGAAGTAGCAATAAGATTACCATTAGCGTCAGTTGAAAAGGTGATGCTATTATTAACTAAAGCCGGATAAGTCTGGATGATAGTGTTTGCAACATTGATTTGTGGTCCAACAAAAAGACTCGTAAAAGAACCAAGAATGGGTGCTGAATTTATAATACCATCAGTTTGATAAGTAATATATGCTGCCATTTTACCTAAACTAACAGCTGTTCTGAGAAAAGGTTTTGTTGCAGATATAGAGGTGCCTGCATCGGTAATATAATCACCATAATCTGTGACGCCAGACAATCTATCGGTGTGATTACTATAACTTGTACAGACTGTAGTTATATTTGCTATAGCTATATCAGCAAACAAGCTTGTAATTGTTCCTGTTGAACCCTGTAATCCATTAGCATTTGCACAGTATCCAATCACAGTATTTGCAGCGAGATAAATCATGTTTGCTGTTGGTCCAACACGATTTTCAAAGTATCCACCAACATCATTATTAGCCATGTCACCTGATTGCCAATCAACTACAAATGGAGGCATGCTTTCCAAATGCGCTATTGTATTTGCTGATAATTCTAAAATATCATTATTAGGGTCATCAAAATTATAACCTAATTTGAAAAAAGTATTTGCCATAATATATTAAACTCCTAAAAAAGGTGTAGGCGTTAAACCTGTTGGCCCTTTTGGTGTTGGATGAAAATGTGTGTTAAAAAAAATGTCATTGATTAAATCTGCACCAAGCACAGACGAAGATATACCCATAAACGCTGAACCAATAAATGCGGTTTTAAAAGCTGCAACAGGAGCTGTTACATTTACAGCTGCTAATACGGTACCAGGAACAGTTGCACCAACTGGCATTCCTACTGATATACCACCTTGTGTCTGTATTCCAAGTAAACCAGCACTCATACCACCGGCTGCATCGACTCTACCATTTAACCCCGTTGTGCCTATTGCGTGTAGGTTTGTAGCTTTAAGATCAGCATAAACTTGAACATTAGAATTCATTACAATACTACCACCTGAACCACCACCATCAATCTGTACTCCTATCCCAGCTGGTTGAGTTGATTTTAAAAACAATTGAGCATCTGTTTGGATGTCGATTTTTTTCTTAACACCAACCTTCATAACACCTTTTGTTGTTAAATTAAAATCACCTTCCACATCAAGGTTGTAATCTCCACCAACCTTCATATTACAATCGCCAACAACCTCTAGATTACACACTCCTTTAATTAAAACATTTTTATTTTTGATAGTGATTTCATATCCATCACCAAATACTTTATGGACTTCATCACCATTTGGATGCATATCTATAAATGTACCAACTCGGTGTTGAAATCTGATTCTTTC